ATATTGCCGGTTTTCGGGATGTCGACGAGGTGCGAGTTAAGCCGTTTTTGTGGCGCACCGAATTCGTGGTTAAAACATGGTTGTTTGAAACAGTTTACGCTACTTGAAAAGGAGGAATGAAAAGAAAATGTCTATGCCGTATGGTGCGCATGAAGCAAAAATCTACTACGTGCAAGAAAACAACTATGGAGAAACACCAGCTAATCCTTCAATGACTGGTATAATAGCAGAAAGCGTTGAGCCCGCTTTAACCCCCAGCTTGATTAAGGTTCGAGGGATTGGAAGCCGAGACTTGCAAGCAGTTCGAAAAGGTTTGAGAAATGTAGGCATTAAACTTTCTTATCCGTTGCCAAGCGATGCACCAATAAGTTTTCTGCAAAACATACAAACTTTGAACTCTTTAAGCATTGAAGTTTTCTATGAGAAAGCCTCTGGAATCATCGATTTACTCCATAAAGGCTGCAGAATCGACAAGGCAACAGTGGAATGCGGCATCGAAGACGTTGTTAAGGCAACCGTTGAGCTAATCGGTCAAAACGTGGTTGTTGGAACAGCGAAAATTGCTGGCGCAACGTATGCAAACTACGCAGGTGCAGTTCCTTACTACGAAAGTTTTGTTCAACGCGGAGCTGGAGACGGCTCAGGGCTAGCGACCGTTGAAAGAGCGACAGACTGGAGATTCACAATCGAAAACAATCTTAAGCAAGTTCCCATAATCCGCTCAACCAGTGGCGACGTACTCAAATACCTGCCTGCTCGACATCGCAACCTTTCCGGCGAATTAATCTTTGAATTTGAAAGCAAACAAGAATACGATGACGTAATCAACGACAGCGAATTCAGCCTAAAATTCGGTTTAGGCGGAGCAAACAGTGCCTTGCTCAAATACTGCAAGTGGGAAAATGTTAGCACACCCACACGCATCGAGGACCTAGTGAGCCTAAAGGCGGCTTTTGTTGCGAGAGATATCGCAATAAGCTAAAAGGAGGCTTAAACATGCGAAAAGAAATTTTAGAGCTTGATGAAAGATTTGGAGAAGAATTCAGAGGACGCTACGTTTTCCAAGAGATTACATGGGCTAAACGTAGCCGAATCATACAGAAAAACACTCGGTACAATGAAATTTCAGGGCAAGTCGTGAGCAGCGATTACATAGCCATACAAGCGGAAACCATTTGGGCAAGTCTAAAAGAACAGCCACAGCACAAACCCATAAGTCTAGAGAAACTGCTCAGCGAAGATGACGGCGTACCAATAGGCCTAGGCGAGCTTTTCAGCCAAATCGTAACCAAGCTTTGCAGTTTAACAGTTGAAGAGCATCGTTTTTTATCCGAGCTATCCGAAGAAAAAAGCCGAACGCCGTCCTCACAGAATTCCGCCTCTGCAAAGAGTTTGGGTGGGCACCAACCCAAATCGCCAAGCAACCAGCGAAAACCATACAGCAATTCATCGTCATCCTCAACGAGTTAGATCATCAAGCGGAGGAAGAATGCCAGAAAGCAGAGAGGGAAGCGAAATGGCGGTTGAAATAAGCTGTGACATTGAAGGCGTTGAAGAGTTTAAGGCTGCAATTGAGCGTTTCGATTCTGGCATGCAGAGGCATGTGCATAAGCGATTGGCAAGTTGGGCTGCAGATGTTGAAGCCTTAGCTCGGCAGCTTGTGCCTGTGCGGACTGGGCATCTGCGAAGTACAATTTATGCTAAGATTCAAGAGTGGGTTGCCGAAGTCGGTGCTGAAGCAGCTTACGCCTTATTTGTGGAGTTCGGAACCCGACACATGAGAGCGCGTCCTTTCCTCTTTCCAGCCGTTCAGGAGCATCTACCAAGGCTTGAACAAATAATTTGCGAGGCTATTGATGCCGCAAAAATGGAGGCTGAGTTGCCATAAGCTTCAGAGAAGTTGCCGTAACTATTCGGGCTGTGAATCGTGCAAGCCACGAGTTTGCAAGAATTCAAACTGACGCTGAAGCCTTAAGTGTGCGGATCAAAAGCTTAGGCGCTGCAATTGCTGGCTTAGGCGCAACAGGAGCGGCAATCGGTCACATATCCCATCAGTTTGGATTGCTTAATGATGAGCAGGCGCGTGTTTTCAATTCAGCTATGATTGTTGTTTCGGTTATGGGCATGTTTATGCGGACAAGCTGGGGAGTAGCCGTAGCCCAGAAGGTTTATGCTGCTGCCTGTTGGATTGCGACTGCTGCTCAAAACGCTTTAAACATCAGCTATGCAACTTTTCTGGCTTTAACTGGAGTAGGTATTGCAGTCATTGTTGCTGCTGCCGCTGCAATGTGGAGTTTCGCAAACAGCATGAACTCGGCAACGGCAAGCGTTCAAAGCTTCAATAAAGCTGCAGCGGAAATACCATCACACAGCCGAAGTATAACCCGAGCTGGAGAGGAAGAGCTTTACAGGCGAGGGGTTGAGTAAGTGAGCGTTGACATTCCAAAAGTAACTATTGCTTTTGGCTCTGTGGCTCCGCCCCAAGGCGACGTTATAGATTTACGTGTGCATTTAGGCTGCACAAAAGAGGTTAGCAGCTTCGAATGTTTACTGCAGAATTGGGACAAGAAGTATAGTCCAAGCGGGGCTTATCCGATCACCGTTGGCACGGATGGACACATAGATATTGGAAGAGGCTCAAATATTCCACAAGTAATAACATGCCGTGTTGAAAGCGTCAAATATGAATCCACACCAGCCGAAAACTATATCCGTGTTAGTGGACGTTGCTGGGGCGAACGCCTCTTCCGCAAGGTTGTAACCAAAACCTACGAAAACAAAAAGGGCGAAGAAATCGTCAAAGACTTAATTGACTATTTTGTAGGCCTCAGCCATGTTCGCAATTCGACAGAACTTATAGAAAACACCGACACCACTTATGCCAAGCTGGAATATGAAAATACGCCTGTCATTGACATTCTAAGATTCATTGCTGAAAGCGCTGACAAGTCTGGCGTGATAGGTTTTGATTTTCGCGTCGCTCCTGACGGCAAATTTGAGTTTTTCCCAAGTAACAGCAAGACTTCACCCATCAGCCTCAACGAGAAGATTGAGACTAGTGAATACCGCAAAGACATTCATTGCATAAGAAATGAAATCACAGTCTACGGAGCCGCTGACAAAAGCGTCCCTTCGGACAAGGATGCATGGACTGAAAGCTTGACACCTACAGACGGTTCTTGGAGTGCTGTTTCAGGTGAAACAAGTCTCGACACGACAACGAAGATAAAGGGGGACGGAAGCATCAAAACCTACGCTTTAAATCTTTATTACGCCGCTTGTCAGCTTACGTTAAACAGCGGTAAAGAGGTTAACGCTAATCTTTATCCTGTTTTGGTTTTCTGGCTTAGGCGCGAAAGCAGTTTCAACGGAAATGTCCAAGTCAAGCTCTATGATACTGCAGATAAAAGCGCATCTCATCTACTCACTGTTGGCGTTGATGAATGGTTCCAGACGCAGTTGAAGGTTGGAGCCTTAAACGCGGATGCGTGGAATGTTGAAAGCGGCTTTGATTGGGCAAACATAAAGAAAATACGCTTTGACTGTTATTTCACTGATGTTGGCACAGGCAGCTTCTGGATTGACGGCTTATTCTTTGGAGGACGTAGATACAACTCGACACAACAAGATTCAGAAAGCCAAAGTGCCTATGGACTAAGAGAACTTGTCGAAGTTGATGAGGAGCTTTACAGCGATAATGAATGCATGTTAAGAGCAAAGGCAGTTCTAAACTATCTGAAGGACCCAGCCGAGTTTCTCACAATTGGAAGCACCGTCGTTGATTATGGCGATGCGCCGATTTTGCCTGGCGATAAAATTCATGTTACATTGCCCAATGAGAATGTTGACGCTGACTTTCGTATTTTAACTGTTGAATACCGTGTTGATGCTCGAACGCAGACGCTTGAAATAACTCTTGAACTTGGCAGAGAAACACCATTACTGGCTGATTACCTCTATGCTTTACGAAGCAAAACAGACCACTTGAGCAGACATAAGATTGCTAGGGTGATTTAGATGGGTGACTCTCGGGTTGTTCCTTATGGACGGTATGAGGAGGCCTTCAAGGCTATTCATAGTGCTTTATCGCAGATTGCTGCCCCGCCCAGCGGAAAGAGAATAACAAAACTTGCTTTCGCATGGAACCCAGACAAAACTTTAGCTACGTTAAAGGCTTATGACGGTGAAATGCTTCTGTTTACGTTAACGTTCTCTTGGAATGCTGACGGCACTTTGAAGGAGGTTGGTCGCAGCGATGACTGACAAAGCCTTGGTTATTCGTGATGATAAAGGTAAATTTAAAGACGTAGGTGATGTTTTAGCCATAGCTCGTGCTGAAGGCAAAAAACTTTTCAAGACTAAA